CAATAAACTACCAAATCTAATTAGAAAAAACTTTACGTTATTAAATGATACTTGGTGGAGAGAACCTGCTCATACACCACTTAATTCATCTATTGTATCGTGGACAGGTGATGTATCACACATATGGAATAAATTTAAATCAAATGAACAACACTATTTAAATACATACAACAAAGGTAGTGATGAATTTTATTTTAAAGAAATAGAGTACAATACATATGATAATATTTGTCCATCTATTAAAGATTATGTTTACAAAAAACCAGAAAACTTTAGTATTGTAACACTAGGACAAATGCATCACGTATTAGAAAAAGGTTGGACCGGTTGGTGGTCAAACTATTTAATTAATTCAAACGCAGCTTGAAGAGCCTCTATTTTAGTTTGTGCTTTTCTTAATTTTATTTTAAATTCTTCGTTTGTAGAATTTTTAATTTTATCTAATTCAAATAAGGCCAACTTTAATGCAAATAAGTGATCTGCGTTATCATCTTCAAATACTGCTTTTATCAATAAAGGAAAAACATCAGTGGTAACTTTATCTACTCTACCTATTAACCCATCTCTTTTAGCAATGTCTATCGCTTGTTTTTCAAACAATTCTCTTGCATCTTTATTTTTTTTATGAGTCAATTCGTGTAATTGATCTATGTTAATAAATTTAGTAAGAGCTTTAAAACTTACAAAATTTTCATCAAAAGGTATAATTGTGGAGAGAGTAATTTTTTTATCTTCACTTGTTGTTAATACCTCTATGTTTTTTCTTTCGTTATCTACAAAATATGCAGTTATTAAATTGTCTTTTAAATATTCTTCAGTTAGTGTCATAATTCTCCTATGATTTATTTATTCTTAAATAATATGTGTTAATTGATACAGCCGTACCATTTGGAAATTCTTGTGCTCGGTAATCATCAGCATTAACAAAACGTGTTTGATAATTTCCTGTGCCATTTAAACGAGTATCAGTCATACCAGAACCTCTAATATTTCCTGAACCTGAAGTTCCTAAATTATAAGATAATGAATAACCTAAAGTTGATGAAGCTGCCTCAAATCTAATATATTCTGATACTAAATTTGCTATCTCAACTTGTGAAAATTGTTTTAAATTATTAGAAGCATCAGCATATACTGGAAATTGTGTTAATGTAACAGCAGAACCATTGACTCTATGTAAATAGTAACTTTGTATTGTAATTGGTTGATCTAATGTTTCTGTAATACCGCCTGCTGTATATAAAGAAGTATCAGCTCTTGTATCTAAAAATATAGGTGTAGCAGAAACTAAAGTTGCGCCAGCCACACTTGTGCTTGTAGAAACAAAGTATGTTCCTGCTTGACTAGATGTTGTTGTATCTAATGCAAGAGTATCAATTGCTGGATGAATAAACGTATCTCTAAAATCGGTAACCGTCATATGATGTATATGTCCAGTTGTTGTATAGTATACAGGAAATATTTTTCCTGAATCTACTGTAGGAGTTATTGAAGCAGCTGATTGTGTAATTCTTTGATATGAAACTGTTACTGTACTCGGTTCTGCCGTTGTTGCTTCAGTAGGAAAGGCCGATACACTTGTTGAAGCAGCACCAGCTTGTAATCTAGTATCGTTTATTGAAGTTAAATTTCCTCCTGAACTTACAACTGCTAACACTCTTGATGGATTTAAAGAATATTCGTAAATAGCTAACGCTTTAATTTCGTCAATCATTCCGGAACTCATCTCTTGTAAATGTGTGCCGTTATAATATAAAGGTGTTCTCACTGCCATAATGTATTACGCTCCAGCGCCGTATATAGATTTTAAAATTCCTCCTGATGAATTTAAAATTTGTAAGTTAACTACTGATTTTAATTGATCTTGTCCTACTGCATCATCAGCAATTTTAGCTTCTGTAATTGTGTCATCTAATAACTTAGCACCTGTTATACTTCCAGCTAACATAGTATTGGTAACTGTTCCTGTATCAGCACTAGTAATAACTGTTCCTGTTATATTAGGAAAAGTTATTGTTCTGTCTGCTGTAGGATCAACACAAGTTAAATTTAATTCAAAGTTATCGTCTGTAGCACCTTCAAAAACATATCCTGTTGATGACCTAGTATAGAAAAACCCATTTGTAACTACATTACTACTTCCAAATCTAACACTGCCACCGCTGTGTGTTATAAAAGAACTATCCGTATCACCTATTGTTAAAATTCCTCCACCGGAGTCTGTTACTCTAAGTTCACTATTTTCTACTATTAGTCTATCAGCTATACTGATTTGTGCTGTTGAAGATGAAGAAATTTGATCGTTGTTTATTGAAATAGTTCCAAAACTATGTAATGCTCCTTGTGCTGTTAAATTACCTGTTATGATAACATCTGGAGCTAATCCAATAGTTAGTGTATCAGGCGAACTTACAACTGCTGTAATTTGGTTTGAACCACCTACAACATTTAATGTTTGGCCAGCACCTACGCTTTGTACGCTTGAAGTTTCATCTCTTATAAAAAATCCCTCATTAGCTTGAACTACATCTGCAAGTTCTATAACTGCACCTATAACAGAAGTTGCAGCTAGTGATTCAGGTAATGTAGCAATGTCGCCAAAAGCAGTTGCAGATAAGGTATTAATCTTAACACGCATTTGTTCTAGCGTATCAGTTGTAAGTATTTGTATTACAGCCATTATTTATTTTTTAAGTACCTCTTTTATTAAATTTTTAATTTCAAATAACTCTTGTTTTAAAATATTTATCTCTTTTATAGTATTTCTTATTTGGTCGCTTTGTTGTTCTCTCTCCTTTATTCTAGCACTCACAAGTTTATATTCATTATAAGAACGAACATTTGTATTTATGACACCATTTGAAAAAGTATCTCTTTTTAATCCAGGATGTTCTTTTATTTTTAATTTTGTCATTTAACTATATGCTACTACCCTTAAACTTTTAACTTTTGGTACAAAAACAGGATTACTAGATTTCATCACAATTTTTAATTGTAAATTTTTGAAATCTATAATGTCAGATATATTAATTTCTCTTTCAGAAAAAATATCTATTGGATCTTTTGATGTCGTTGAAAAACCTACATCAGTCCATTTTAATTTTGTTAAATCAACATCATCTTCCCATACTCTATAGTAAAGACTAATGTTTGTATTTTGAGGAATGTTAGCATCAAACAATATTCTTAAATTTTCAGCAGCAGTTTCTAATACAAGTGTTCTTGTAATATAGTTTGCTAAGTTAGTTATACCTGTAGGAGCATAATCATCTATAAAAGTATCATATTGTTTGATTGACCAATTTAAACTATCTTTTCTAACAGCTAATGTAAATGATGATGAACCATTTCCTAAAGTTGCATTTGCTGCCAGTGTAATCGAGCCTGCGCCTACAGTTGTAACTGTACCAACAACTTTTTTCTCTAATCGTTCAGCAGAACCACCATCTGGTGTTACGACTTCATAAATCGTGGTTGAAACAATTTTATCTCCTACATTTATTCGACTTGTGTTATTAGCGGTACTTGAAATTGTTGCACTAGATGTATTTGGTATATGAGTACCATTTAAATTAAATTCATACCAATCATTAACTACATCTAAGTAAATTGTATTTGTTGTTGGTAAATTTGTAAAGGCACTATCAAGGGTTAATGTTACTTTATTTCCATCAGTTGATTCAGCAACGTGTGTTGTATCAGGAACTTCTTCTACATTACTAATAGCATATGTACCATCAATTTTACTTGCTAAAACACCTTCAATTTTTAAATTTGCACCTATTTGAGCATTTGCTAAAATATTATCAGCAGCATCAATCCAAGCTACAAGTTGTCCTTTACCATCAGCATTTTGAGAAATTTCTATAACACTTCTTCCAACAATTTTATATGCCTGACCTACTTGAGCAGATAACCCGTTTGCAGTTAATGTTAATGATGTATTATTTGTAATAACTGAAACAACACCAATAGCAGTATTACCAACTCTTATGGTATCACCAACTTTGACTTGTGTTGTAAATGACGTACCTGAACCGGTAACAGTTGTTGTTCCTGTGCCAGTTGTAATCGTACCTGAACCTGTAGAGAAACTATCAGCATCTGTTACTGTACCATCTTCAATTAAAACTCTTTCATCAACAACATCAACGTTTAAATCACTCGCAGATTTATCATCAACTAAATTTGCTACAGCATAAACTGTTTGTGTTAACAAATCAATAACTGGTGATACGTTTGGATTTATTGAAGTCATTTGTGCTAAGAGAGTTAATGTTGGTGTTTTAACTTGTGGAGAAGCACTAATTAAAGTTTCGTTCTCGTAACTTTTAACAACCATTCTTTCTTTAAAATCATAGTTTTGATTTGCAACAATAGGTAAATTTCCCGTAGCCGTACCAGATAAATTTGTAGCATTTACAAAATATTTGATAGAAGTATCAGCTAGTATTATATCATTATTTTTGTAATACATAGTGTCCATATTCAATTGTCTAGTGCATCTTACAGACGAGCCGCCGTAAAAACCTTTTATAAAGCTTGCAGTTGTGCCTAAAATTGTAGAAGTACCATTTGCGTCTGTTGTTTGTAAAGTAATTAAAAAAGAATTTCTTGTTAAACCTGTTCCTGATACTGTGTGTGAACCATTTAATATCGTTTCAGGAGCACCTGTAGCTGAACTGCCTGTACCATATGTACCAATTGGTACACCAGAAATAACAACAACATCACCTGAAGTAAATCCGTGATTTCTAGCCTTTACTCTAACAGTAGTTGAACTTGTCGTAAATTCAAATGGATTAGCCTCTAAAATATGTGTTTCAGGTGGTAATGCTTTTAATTGTACACTAGCAGTCTGTGAAATATCAAAAGTACATTGATTTAATCTAAATTTCATATCTAATAAAGGATTTGCCACAAATTCTTGTGTATTTTGAGAAGCATATAATGTACCTGTTAATGGTTGTTTAGATACTACATTAGTTGTGATTAAATCTAATTGACCTAATTCAGATACAAATATTTGACAACCTGGTTCATCTACTTTTGCTACAAGAGCATAAGTTTCACCATCTTTTAAATAAACTGGTGATGCAAATTTAAAGTTAGTTGCTATAGAACCTGTTGTAGAAGTATTAATTTCATCTATTCTTTTTACAACTGTTGTAAATGGTATAATTCTACCTGTAGGAACTCCATTATTACATACTCTCAACTCTACTATAACAGGTCGACTACCTGCTTCTGAGAAGTATAAATCAACTGAAGATACAAAAACACCACCTGGTGAATCAACAGTAAATGTTTGAGCAAGTGGATCGTGTCCTCCGCCTCCGCCTCCGTCTCCTCCGCCTCCGCCTGGATCAGGTGGTGGTGGTGAATTTCTAATAAATCTTGTTCCATTAGTTGACCTTCTAATATTTCTTTCCGCAAAAAGTCTATCCTGAGCAAAGTTAATACTACGTGAGTTAACAACTGTAGCTTCTTTTTCCAATATTGTTCCAGTTGCGCTATAAGTTGATGTACCAATACTATCAAACAAAGAATCGCTATTCGATTGATTGTCTGTTAGTTTAAATGTTCTTTCTCCTGTTCTAAATGTGTTTTCAGGTATTGAAAATACTCCAACAACTTGACCTGCTTCGTCTGTTCTTAAAACATCACCATAAGATTTCATTGTAGGAGCTACTACTGTACTTGTACCATTATTAATACTTGTGATTGTGGCAGTATTAAAATTATTTCCACCTGTGTCTATAACACCTGTTACAGTTTCACCTATTGCAAATCCATTTCTTATGTTAATTACGAATGTATCAACATTGTTTGAAATAACTTCATTAGCTTCAGCAACAACACCAGTTGCTTGTAATCTTACTAACTTACCGCCATCACCGCCTGTGTATGCTACGGGTAACCCCGCAGACAAAGTATATGGATCGAATGAATCAATTATAGAACCATCAACACTAGCAAGTGTTAAAGTTGTGCCACTTTTAGCTGTAACTTTAAATACTCTTTCATTTAACTGTTTAGAGTGGTTACTTCCATAAGTTGTGATTGTTGATGTAGGAGGAACTTCTCTTACTAAGTTGGATATTAATGAAGTTGTTTGTTGACGACTAGCATCTAAGTTATACAAATAAACGTGATGACCTGGTAAAATATTATTAGCACTATCTACAGTTAATGTAAAACTAGCGGCCGTAGCAGGCGATGCAATATGTGAAATTGATGCAATTCTTGTTGCTGTATGTACGCTGTTTTTAATTACATCTCCAATTTCAAAAGCGGCTCGAACATCACCAAATGAACTTCTTGCTGGGTCGTCGGCGAGTATAGTTGTATCAGCAGTTTCTAATCTAAAATCTAAACTAGCAGCACCAGCAACTTTTGTTAAATTAAATTTATCAGCCGGTTTAATGAAACTATTAACGTCTGTTTGGTCAAAAAAACCATAAACTTTTGTATCAGGTTTTAAATTTTCTGCTATAAATGTTACAGGTCTTGGTCTAATATATGGTACATAGGAAATATCTACAACTCTATCACCATAATTAATTGAGTTTGTAGAAGTTACAGCAGATGTTTGAATACCCTCTTGTGTTGCTGTTCCTGTAAATGTTGTAATTGTAGGTACAAATATACCTGCACCGGTGTCAAATTCTCCTCCTGTTACTGTTGTAGATGAACCTGTCCAGTTATTTTCCCATTCGCCCCACACTGTACCAGTAACACCAAGCTCTTCAGCTATAAATTGAATAGCATCCAAGTTATTATCATCCGTAATAATTAAATCTGGCCTTCTATCTGTTTCTTTCCAGTTATCAACTTCAGGAATTAAATCTATTTGTCCTCTAAACGCACCAACTTTATATGGGTTAACATCTAACGAGCGAGTGGCATATGGATTAAATATGAATACATTTTCTGTATATGGTAATGTAATTATATCACCTGTTTTTTGATAATTTTGACCTGCTCTTTGTAAACCTGATTGTAAATTTTCAACTATATCAAGTGACTCTGTAAAGTGTCTAGGTCTTAATTCTCTCCTATGACTATCAACTGCAATTTTATAGTCAGGATTTTTTACATCACCGACATTATGACCTGTAAATTGATCTACAATAAATCCGTTTTTAAATTTATCAAGGCCTGTAAGAGCATCTTTAATAGATAACTGCTCTGTTTCTTTTTCTAATAAACTTAAACTTGAATAATATTCTAAATTAGATATTCTTCTTTCTAAATTACCAATATCTCTCATTGTGTAACGTCTGTTATCTTTTTGTTTGACAGTTACATCACTAGCTTTTTTTGTAAAAGCAGGTAAATATATTGTTGCAACGACCATACCTGATTTTGGATCAGATGGTTCTTTTGGTTTTTCAGAAGGCGAACCTTGCAATACATTTATTTGTCCTGTGCTATCAATAAATACTTTATCTGCTCTAGGTAAAAAATTTGCTAAAGGAGTATTGAAATCGGAACCAATTTTTGGTATTTGAGGTGTAAATGTATTAGAACCTTCAATAACAGGACGATAATCAATAACATCGTGGAGATAAATCTCTTGTTGTGTACCATCAGCTTGAGTTACTTTAAATGAAGGTATATCTTCGTAATCAATCGTGCCAAGATAACTGTCAACACTAAAGTAATTACCAGAACCACTATAAGAAAAATGTTTGTATGTAACACTTAAAGCACCCGTAATCGCACCAGCACCTTCTTTTAAAGTTAAAGCACCTTTTTGATAGTGTGTTGATCTTTGTCCTGTATCTAAATTAAATCTACTTGTTACATCAACAGCACCAGTTGATGAGTAAGCTGTAAAATCACCAGGTTTCATTGAAACAGATGTTATGCTAAAAACGTCTGCGTGATTTAACAAAACATTTTTAGCAGTTACGTTTTTAGCGCCTGTAATTGTAATAGTTGTAGTTACTAAAGTTTTTGTTTTTTCTCTAGCAGCTAAATTAATTTGTAAAATAGTTGTAATTAATGTAAAATTTCTGGAAGCTGTTAGACCAGAAATTGTAACTGTTTTTCTATTTGCATCATCATCAAAAGAAATACTTGAAGCAGTAATATTAACAATTTGATTCGTAACATTGTCAAATAAAGTATAATTATCTAAATTTTGATCTGATAAGAAAAACTCGTTTGTGTTAGCTAAAGTAGCTTGAAAGTTTCCACTACCATCAGCAGTATTAGTTATAACTCTACGTATTTCGTGTTGACTTGAAAAATTAATATCTTGTCCTGTAGCACTATCAAACCCTCTTAAAGTTTTTGTACTATTTAAACCTGTTCTAAAAATTAAATTAGCATAATTAGATTCAAAAATTCTAGTTTTTCCTCTAGCAATAGTTAATGTTCCTGTTGCAGTAATTAAACCTGCAGTTAATTGTCTATCTAAAATTAATGTAGTATTACTTGTTATAGATGCTACGTATCCTACGAAGTTATCACCTAAAATAACTGAGTCACCAACTTGAAAATCTATAGTAAAAATTGTTCCTGTTCCTGTAATAGGATCTCCACCTGAACTTGTTATTGAACCATTAGCTGAACCACTTACATTTACAACACTTGTTGTTTGTTCAGCACTAGCATAAAAATTAATAACTCCTGTTTGACCGGCGTCTGTAATCCATTTAACATCTCTTTCAACACTGTATCCACTATTTAATTTAATATCAAAAAGTGATAATTTATATATTGATGAAGAAGAATAAGAACCACTATGTAATTGAAATGAACGAACTCTAGCAGTTCCAATTAATCCTGCTTTACTTGCGTTTGTAGATGAACCAATTGTTGGTGGCGTATCATAAACGTCTGAGCCGTCCCATAAATTAACTGTTTGAAAAGTGTCGATGCCTGGAACACCTCTTACGTTTTCTACTAATATATAATTACCAACTAATGTACCTACTGGTTGGTCGTCTAATCTAGCAACGTGTCCATTTTCTATATTGTCTATAGGTCTTGCTCTATCTAATGATATATATTGTGTAACTGTATTTTCAACCTCATAACCTTCAATATATGCCTTACCTGGGTCAATAATCAGTGCCACTTTATCTTCATCACCGTAAGTTACACCTGCAATGGGTGTGGCCGGTGCTAGTGGAAAAACGCCGTTGTTATCGCCATCTATTAAATGTTCTCTTATTGAAACTAAAAATTTATTAACTTCATAACTACCTGATTCATCAAACGTTCTACGAGCAAATGTTTTTTCTAATTCTGCATATTCTGATCTTGTAATTTTTTTTTGTACAACACCACCTTTAACTCTAATTAATTCTACAAATCTTATTACGTCTTCCGATTCTACAGCTAATCTTTTAAGTGATAAATTAATTTTTAATCTGTGAGCACCAGGAGCATTTACGTTTGAACTACCTTGAGCATTATCATTAATTGAATTATCATCAGATGGAGTTATAATTTGGTCTGTTACTTCAAAACCTACACGATATGTAGGCGTGTTATCAAAACGTGAAATATATAAATGTAATTCATCATTTTTTACAAAATTTCCATCTATAAAATAAACACCTTCTTTTACTTCTACCAAAAAAGATAATCCAATAACATCTTTTATAGCATTTTGTGTATATGTTGTACCTGAAGTACCGTCATCACCTAATGTTTTGATTGTAACTGAAATATCAGTTGCCTGGTTTTCTGTTAAACGATAGTTATTTGTTGTAGTGTTATCAGTAGCAAGAGCAACTAATGTTTCGCCAGGTAAAAATCTTTTTGTTTCACCGTCTGAAGCGGTATCTGTATATTTAAAAAACAAAGATGGTATATTACTGTCACCATCAACCATACAAGTACATTCTGAAGTATCATTAACTGTTGCCTTTACACCTGAAGTTACACCTGTAATAATTTTATTTCTAAATTGTGTTAGATAAGAAGCAACACTAACTCCATTAAACGTATCTTCTAACTTAGCAAAGTTAACTTGATTATCAATGTTAACCTCACCAGGAATAACCATTGATCCTTCTTTAAATATATGTCGGCCAAATCTTTCAATTTGATTTTGAAGTATTGTTTGTAGTTGTGTTAACTCTCTCGCTTGAACAGCAAAGCCTGGTCTAAAAAGAATTTTATGAAATTTCTTTGACTCAGCGTAGTCATCAAAGTATGGCGAAAGGTTAAAGTCTGTTGGACTTGGCATTTATCTTTCCTAAAATTCAATTACTAATTTTATATTTTCAGTTTGGTCTGAAGCTCTTGATATTGGTGCTCTATTTTCAATGTATAAAACATCGCCTTTATGTCTATCTAGTTCTGTATCTTTATACCCACTTGTAAATGTAATTGAATCAGCAGTTTCACTTGCAACAGCACTTGGTGTGCCTGCAGCCCCTGAAGTTTGGCCTGTAATAACATTTACTCCTGAAAATGCTGTTCTATTACCTAAGGAACTAATTCCTTCGTCATTAAATCTTGTTTGTATGTAATGTAATATTCTATTTGTAGCGTCCCATTCAACAACTTTACCTACAGCTCCTGTTGTTGATTGATTAATTTCTTCATCAACTATAAAAGTTCCTGTCACTGGTGAAGCTAATCGAACGGCCTTTGTTGCACGTAATGTTAAAGCAGAAGCAGCAGAACCTCCTGAAAAAGGATTTCTGATTAAAACAATTCTTCTAAAATCGTTTTCTGCTGTAAAGTCGCCTGTGTTTGCGGATTCTGTTCCTTCTAAACTTACATTTAACATTACAAAGAATCCACCTAATTCTTTTACTGCATTAAATCCGTGGCCACCTTTTGGTGGAATAATTGCATCTATTTCTACTCCTGTTAAACCAGTTGATCCAGCAGTTACTATGTCCTCATTTCTTATATAAGCAATTGTATAACCTGAACCAGCATTTGTTATTGATACTGTAGTTACGAAACCTCCTGCTACTACAACTGAAACTGTTGCGCCTGTACCATCTCCTCTTATTGGAATACCTGTGAATGTGCCGTTTATGCCACCTGAACCAGCTGATTTAATTCTTACTGTACTGATTGCACCATCAGCAGCATTATTTGAAACATCAGAATTAGTTTGAACAGCCATAAAATCTGTTGATAAAAAATTTGCTTGTTGTGCGCCAGATAAAGTGTACATATATTTCCACTTATATCCATCTCCAGTTGTTTGAATTGGTGTTAAAATTGTGTCTGGTTCAACTGTTGAAGCTGCATTATTATTATTATCTAAACACTTATAAACGTTTCTTGCTGAAGTTAATACATAGAACGTTGCATCAAATAAAGTTGTTGCACCACTGTTTGATGTTTGTGTTGTTGTTCCTCCTGTAATACGATTACCATAATCGTGTCTATAATAATCATAAACTGTACCATTTACCCAATTTCTTCTTGGTATTACGAATGAAACGTCTGATGATATAACTTTTTTAACAGCCAGTAAATCATCAAAGATGTTAAGTTCTTCTATAACGCTGTCTGATGGCGTGATTGCAGCTGAATCTGTACCTTGGTTTTCTGTTCTTGAATCACCTCTTGTTTGTGTTGCAAAGGCCTGAGGTCGGCCGATACCTAGATAATATATTTCTCCTGAGGCTTCTGTAAATGATTCGTTAAACTGTTCAGCGTTGTTTATTCTGAATTTATTTGTTATAATTGCTGGCATATTTTGTTATTCTTTCTTACTATTTATACAGGTTTTATTTGAATTTAATTTAATCATTTACGAACCAGGATAATAATCTCTAAACACCCATCCATTGGTTTCGTCTAAATAAACTAAAGTTATACTAGCTCTACTAAGTGTTAATACTAAATTTGAAGCTGTACCGTTTATATTATGACCATTTCTATCTACCGTTATATTATGTGTATTTGCTGTACCGTCAGCATCTAATATTGAAAGTACCATACCTTCTGACGCTACAGTAGGTAGTTGAATAGTAGCTGGTTGTCCATTTAAAGAAATAGCAAATTGGCCGTTTTGATACGCTTTAATAATTGTGCTGCCATCATTTTCAATAAGTCCAAAAGTTCTCCAAGATTGATTAGGATATTCAAAATTTCTATCTACAAGTCTATTTTCTATTCGAGTAATAATTAATACAGCAACGTTATATTCTATTTGAGAAGGAATATAAGCAGTTGTATAAGTTTCTTCTCCTGTAGATATTGTGCAAAGTTTTGCTTCTGTTGTGTTTTTATTTACCAATCTAAAAATAGTATCTCCATATGCAAATCCAAATCTTCCACCTGTCACTGTTAATGTTATATTTTCATTAAAAAGAACATTTACAAAATTTGTATTAGAAATATCAATATTCTGATTTGTAGAAATAGGGGTTGCATCAGTTCCAAAAGCTACAGGATTTTTAGCTTTAGACTTTGATACAATGTCGTTTGCGAATGTTCTTGTTATTATTCCCATTTTTTATCCTAAGTATCTTATTACTATTTCAGCTGAAGCACTTGGCGCTAAAATAAATGATAGTGTTGTTCCTGTAACTGTGTAATCATCTGTCGGCACTAAACAAAGTCCATTTACAAATACCAAAATATTATTCACATTATATAAATTATTTATAGTAAATGATAATGTTGAACCATCGCCTGTATGTTTAGTAACAGCTCCTAGTGTTGCTGGTATAAATTTACCACTTGCTGATACAAAACTTAAAGTTTGTTTTCCTGTTGGAGGTGTCGATGATAAGTCAACGTCTGTAAATAAATCAATACTAGAGTTTTCAGTAGCAATTTCGTTATAAGCACCTGAATCCGCAAAGTAGGCCTTTGATGTGCCTGTGGCTACCGCAAATAATCCTTGATATGTTGTAGAATTAGGAAAAGCGCCTGTGTTTGCAAAATTAAATCTTATTTTATTTCCTTGGCCTGTAGTATCTATTGTTCCTGTTCCTGATAAACTTGAAGTACCAGATAAATTTAAATTAGAAATAGAAGTAGTTGCTGCTGCACCTAAAGTAATAGTATTACCACCAAT